AGAGAATTGATGAGGGAAGCATAGAATACAAACACGATTGTTCTTATGTAAATGACAATCTTTCAGACTTTGTTGAGACTTAGGAATTGTTCTGATTTCGATTGTTACATACAGTTCATCTACAAAGTACACCCAACCTTCTAAGTTTCGATCTTTCCATAACACATAATCGTTTAATTTCGGGCGGTAACACTCGGAATGGGTATCAGACATAAGTATCACTCTTTCAAGAATCTGTCAGGATAGTTAGGGCTATCGGCATGATAATCTTGAAGAGATGTTGATGCTGTCTGTCCGATGATTGCTGGTCCTCTGATGATAATGTTCTCTGCACGTTGATTCATTCCGCTGAGGTAAGATTGAACGCGAGTTAAACAATCAGTCATAAGGAGATGTGCATCAGGTCCGATATTAAGGGCAATATCAGATAAGATTTCAGACAGATGTTCGGGAGTTGATTCCTCCTCTTGAATCATTTCAAACATAAAACCTTCTACATTAGCAATCACATCTTCATCATTAAAGTTTTCCGACTCTGAAAGAATGATCCTAATCTGTTCTTTACAGTGCCAGGACCAACGATCTACGGGATCAATCATTTGTTAAATCTTGAATAAAAGTCCACACGTATTTACCATCGTTTGGATCTACCTGATCAACGACGAATTCAGAGAAGATAGCATCAGCATCCTCGAAACGATCTTGATCAATTAAGCGTTCTAATTGCTCTGCATATTGTTCAGTACAGAGATCCACTGATTGTTGATGAGCTGTCATAAGATTGGGATGAAGTGAGTGTTAGATAAGGGGAACGAATTAACGTACTAAAGACTTATTCACAACTGTAATCCATTCGGATGGTGTAGAGAGTTGATTTGATACTTTCACCCAACGTCCTTTGAATTTGACAATTGTGTACTTCATAAAATGATTAATAGGAGAACAAGAGTATAAAATTGAGAGTAGACTTTTGCCCACTCTTTCTTAGTTTTGATCACGAAAAGACGAAACCATTGGTGAATTCAAAAGTGTTGAAGACTTTACTTTGTCCTGCCATTCCGACGAGTTTGTCAACATACCACTTATAATTCTTCTGGTATACACCCTCACCAGCAACACAGAAATAATCACATAGGGCATTGAGTCTGGATTTGGTTGTATTAGACTGCCAACCGCCATCATAGATTGTCATGCTATCTTCATCGATAGTTGCAATCTGATTGCCGTGGAGATAGACAAAACTAACGCCCTCAATCGTGATGACTTGAGTGTTACCAGATTTCCAATCTTGGTTGGATTGGACTGCCTGACACATTTGGGTTTCGATTTTACGCATGATGAAAGAAGAAGAAGATTTAAGAGGCGAGAGAGGTGCTGTCCCCTCCACTCCTATAAGATAAACCAGATCAGGGCATTTTTCAAGTGGGGCTGTGCCACTTTGCTGACCGTCACATGGCATCGATCTGGCGTTGGATCGTTTCGTTCCTTTCTTTAATAACATCGACCATGGATGAATCTAACAACTCAATGAGTAGATTAGCACCACACAAAATGATAATCGCGGCAAGAGCAATACGCATCAATTAACCTCCGAACATGTCATCGAATAGTTGTTGCCCAGAACGCTCATCTTGTTCTGCTTTCTTTGAATATTCTTCCATGCGTTGAATTGCTTCTTCGCGTGTGATTGACTCAGGAAAAATGTACTCTTTGCCTGATGGTGTAGTGTAACGCATAGTTTTGAAAATAGTGAGTGAATTAAGTTGATTTTGAATGTTCATGCTGCCTGATCAAATGTTTCGTTGTAAACATCATAAAAGAGATCAAATGCAGCGAGGTCATTAACAAATGGGGCAGACATTTCGCAAACCCAATCATACGCCATATCGAGATCAGCATCAGTGCTGAGAAGAAAGGCAGGAAGATCGCGCAGTGCTTGAATGAAAGCGGGATCGGTAAGTCGGAAGTTTGTTTTGTTCATACTGATAGTATGGCAGATTTTGGGGGGAATTGCTAGGGGTCTTGTGCCAGTTCTCCAACTGGTTTTTTGGGTCAGAGCTCTGCCATCATTTCATTCATCTCATCGCGATTAATTGCAGGATCATTCCATGCGAGACCGTCACCATTTTTCCGAAGAAACTTACCAATAGTGCCAGTCATCATGCAACGTTCAAATTTATCGTAAGGCGTCTCATTTGCATCGCAATATGTTACACATGCCTTCGCAGTATTGTATAGAAACTCATCATTACTAATCCACAATGATGCACTCCAAGTCTCCCAATTTTGCCAACCGTTGTAAGTTTCGTCCATTTGGTTTGTGTTAAGATCGTTGGTCATGTTGTGAAGATGTTGTTTAATAAGTGACATAATCGTTTCAGAAAGGGTTTGACCAAGTTTCGTACTTCTTCATGGTGATATAACCCTCACGGCAAAGTTCATCAGTGAAGATACCCCATGCCTCACGTTTTGCGACCTTATCTGATGATCCACTTACCTTCCAATTGTACTTGAACTGTTGGAGTGCTTGTGCTTTGGTGATCGTTCCCATGAGTTGTGTCATTTCCTTTGACTCTTTAATAATACACGATTTTGACCCCTGTGGGGAGATCAGTGGACAGTTCCCCAACTGGCACACTCATCCGTGATTCTCCATAAAATCCTCTAATGTGTAACCTTCTCCAGTTGATGTTTCTTCTATCAATTCATCCAATGAATAACATTCTAATTTCAAACGATACTCTTCGGGAGTATCATCATCAGGATCAGGATCGTCATGGCAAAGATAGTCCCATTCATGAACAAGTGCATCGATGAGTTGTTCTTTAGTGTAGGTCATCGTGCTTTTCTTTGAATAGTTGAATCGTAGTAATTCATCATCTTACTATCACGTTCGGCAAGGAATAGCAGGTAGCAAGTAAGAGCCATGATAACACAGATTCCACTCAGTAAGTATTGCGTAACTCTCATGATACCTCCACTAACTCTTGCTGATACTGCACCAATTGCTCCTCTACAACCTCATCCACTGCCTCTTGAATGACCTGATAGATGTAATCAACGTTTCCTACATCATCAAAGATACGTGCAATCAGTGCAGGATCTTCTACAACATTATCATAATCAACCTCACCATCTTTGTCCTTCAAATGACAATCATTCTTGGTATAAATCCATGCGGCACAGTCTGCATCTTCTCCCAATTCTGTGATCATACTGTTAACACGGTCTTGAAGTTGCTTGAGAGTGTAATTCATGATGAAGTGAATGAGGTGAGTGAGTGTTAGTTAGGAGTTAGAATACGTTGGTCCAGCGATGATGTTGAGTTTGAGTAATTCTTCCTTCTGATAACATGTTGTCGCATACTGTGCAGAAAACTTGAAACTTTTCCATCTTTGTGAGTGCCTTACCATCGGCACACTCTTTGATCACTTTGAGAAGATTTTGCTTAAGCATGATGAAAAGATTTAGTAAAGAATGTGAAGCGATTAGTGTGAGTTAATCGCTTCAATCACCAACGAGTTTGAATCAGTGCAGAGTTGAAAAGTTGTGGTTCTAGGTGCATATCAGTTACTTCATACTTGTAACCTTCGATACGATTCTCAACCTCTTTCTCAAATGATTCTTTATTGATATAAGACTTAGATTGCATGTCATTAGCAAACGTAACTGTCTTATACATCAGACGCTCGCTGATACTTCCATCGGAATACTTGACGGGATAGAAATCAACAACCATGTTACCGTGCTGTGCTGTGAGTTGCATTGGATTGGGTTCGTTTCCTTGACTCTCTTAATATACACGATTTTGGGGTGCTCACAAGCGACCGTGTGCCACTTTGGCAGGTGGCACAAGGGTTTTATACATTTTCAGGGCTATCTTCCTCTGGAGAGGGATATGTTATGATGATTCTTTCCGTCCTTTCTCCCATAGAATTAAGGACAGATTGTCGGTGCCAAGTTCCACCAAGAATGTTGCAGATGTTATTGAGTTGAATTTCCATCATCATTTTTGATGTTTTTTTGTCTAATTGTTTCATTGAAAAAATACCTCCAAACCAATAAAGTTACGTTTCATCGCTGTTAGTGGGAGTGTAGAGTTTATGTCAACAACCGCACCAACTTTCTTTGAATTAATTGGTGCGAAGTATTGTCGTTTCTTTGTGTTGTAAAACCCCCAGATTGTGCTAACTGGAGCGCCACTATTGTAATTATAATGGTGAAGATGGTCACACCAGATACTAATAACATTTGACTTAAATTCAGCGGTTCTGTATCTAAATCCTTTTGGTGCTTCATGAATAAAATCGGGGGGAAGTTCAATCATCAGTTAGCAATAGCAAATCGTCCGTTATTAAAGTTAGCACGGGAGAACTGTTGACGGTCAACCATCTTGAATGTGCCGTAGCAATTCTTGACAACAATGCCCTCATGTTTGGCAAGGTCGTCACCAATCAGGCAGACACACATCTCACGAGCAAAGTATGACTCTGCTGCGACACTCTTCATCGTGATGATGAGATTGTAGAGAGCAAAGAATGCCCAGTCAATGTTAGTATCTTTGGCAAGATCGAAGACGTTGAGCTCTCTACCCTCGCGAATGTAAGAGTTGATTGTCTTCTTGACGTTTGCTTTTGCAACCTTAGTTTTGAACTCAGGGAACACAATATCTTGCATCAAATATCGTGCATGTGCTGCAAGAACTTTGAGATCATGAGATGGTTTGATGTAAGTTGTATTTACAGACAGGAACTTAACATCATCAGAATACCAAAGACCGTTGTAAGGTTCAGAAACAGCGGTCGCAATTGTGTCGCCACGGTATCGAGTATGAAGAGCAAATACGATCCGCTCATCAATAGGTTTCAAGAACTTGTAAGTGATAGTATTAGGAGTGGTTGACACATTACCACCTTCACCCATAAAATCACCCTGAAAGATGCCATCAACTCTAGGAAGATATTGCAGACAAAGTGTTAGCACACGACGAAGATTCTCTGACTCGTGGTTAGCATAAATGTCATCTACAGTATAGTTGATCTTGGGAGTTTTCTTGTTGAATACACTTTTAGTGCCAACAAAGAACTCACCGTTATCAGGATTCGTGCCAAATACAACGGCGGGAGCACCATCATACTTGACAGATGCCATGTTGCCAACATCACCCTCAAGAGTAAACTCTAGGAACTTGATGACATTTAGAGCAGCATCTTTGCCGTCAAGCAGAAGATCTTCGGGGTGTTCGATGTGTGTGTTTTTCATACTGTTAGTATGGCATGGAATGGGACAGAAATCAAGCGATGGTAGACGGTTCGCCAACTGGCACACTAGCGGCGGACGACACTATCTAACATCTCACCTTTCTCGAATACAGTATCAACAACCGTCTGCAATGCTCTCGCAGTAGCAACACCAACGGTGGAATATACAGGCACAACGCATAGCCCATAGGTCTTAGATTCTGCACCAAGACGCAACACACGACCGATAGTCTGTGTCATCTCGATGATATTCATGTTACGCATGAAGATGACAGTTTCCAACTCACTGACGTTGATACCCTCAGAGAGAATAGAACGATGCAGAACAACAAACTTCTTCTCAGGATCGCGACCCCAAGCATTCAACGTATTGAAGAACTCTTCACGATTGACTTTCTTACCATCGACAACTGCACCTGTCTTGGATGTGATATAGAGGTAAGAATAACCACGCTTGATCAACTGCATGGCAAAATCAGTTGCTGCAAACAAGTTCATAAGTTGCTTGCTAGTCTTCACACAAACCAGGATCTTCTTGGTATCAGTCTCTTCAATGGTGTCAATCACGTTCTCAGCATCAGTCTCACACGAAATCATCCGTGAGTTAGTGTGCATTGCAAACTTTTGTGCATGAATACGGGGAGGGATGATGTATCCACCTTCGACTAACTCAGGAGCAGAAACTCTGCCAATGATTTGACCATAAACTGCCTCATCATTCATGCCTGGTTTATTGATAGTGACCGAAGTCTTGCGCGTAGCTGTGAAGAAGTAGCAACGATCTGCCTCATAAGAAAAGAACTCAGTGGGAGGGAAGAAGTTACGCTTAACGCTGTTGTGTGCTTCGTCAAAGTATATTGTATTGACCTCAATATCTGCCTCCATGATACGGTGGAGAGAATTGTATGTGGTGAAGATGATGACATTCTCACCCATACTACGGGCGCAACCTGCATACAGATGAATCTTTTCTGCCTTGGTGGTACTAGTGTAGTGAGTTTCACCACTGTGAACGTGCATCACATGCAGATATGGGTCACTGTTGTTAGGATCAATGATCTCCATAAACTCGCTGCAAAGTTGTTCAGCAAGGAGAATACGTGGAGCAACAACAACTGTGGTGGTGCCGTTGTTGATACTATCCAAACGATTCTTGGTGTCTGTGATCATGCACATTGTCTTACCACCGCCAGTGGGGACAATTACCTGACCCTTGTCATAAGCAACCATACGATCGACAATCCGTTGCTGATGGGGACGCAGTTGCATGAAGATCTCTGATATGAATATAGTATGGCATGAAAAAAGCACTCTGTCAAGAGTGCTAGACCAGTTCCTCAACTGTCACATAGTATCAATTAGAGTCCTGAATATCTGAGTATTCACCCTCATCAATAGATTTAATGAATGTTGTCAACAACTGCGGAGAGACTTCTTCAGCATAGTATAAGAACAGATCCTCATCTTCATAGAAGTCTTCATGAAAATCGTCGTCCTTAATTTGCTTCAGCTCCTCCATATTTTGCTGAATCGATTGTGCATTGACATAAGATTCAACAAACTTTATCACAAACTCATCCAGTAAAACTGGATAGTTGTGCATTTGAATCTTCAGACGTTCGTATAACTTTGCCTTCTCTGGGTTCTTTTTAAGAAAGTCAGGCAAAGTGTATGGTGATTCTTCATCCCAAGACTCAGCATCTTCTGCCTCTTCTTCTCTCTGATAAATCTCATCTTGCTCCTCTTCAGATAACGAAATGAGTTCATCATCTTTAAGTGGGACAGGATCAACACTTACAACTTCGTTTTCACGAAAATCTTCAAACTCATCAAAATTTTCCTCGTATGTAGGATCATTGTACCTAGGATCTTCACTCACTTACTTCTTCCTCACTAAATTTTTCAGAAACTGCTTCACTTTCAACATCAATATCCACATCGGCAGCATCAACTTCTTCACCCTCTTCTTCTAGGGAAGCTTCCATTTTGTCCTCCATATCTTCAATGTCTTTCTCATCAACGGGAACGAATGGAAGATCACAGATTTCACATAGTTCTTTCAACGTGTCGTTATCATAAATTTGTGCAATCTCCTTGCGTAGATCTTCAGCAGTATCGCCAACAAAACTATCAAGCATCATGTCATATGCAAACTTGTATAGTTCTTGTTCATCCATGCTTTCCAAAACTTTCACAGCGTAAGCACCGCTTAGTTTAGCAAATTGTTCATCAGTGTATGTCATTAGAAGATCAAATAGGTGTTGAAAAGTGTAACTTATGTATGTGATAAAACCTTCCAGTTAATATCACTTTGTTCGGTTATCCAGAAAAAGTATTTACCATTGAATGAACGTAAGAACATTCTATTTTGTCCGAAAGATTCCTCCGTATGTTCTACCACACAGACAGTAATCTTGTCCATTTCATTAGCAAATCGGTTTTTTGCCTTGTTTGAGAGTGGTTCAACTTCGACAATCATAACAGCAATGTCACTTCTTTGTTATCTTAGCAATAAATTTGACTGCTGTCTCCTTAGTGCGACACTTCTTTAACTGGACACACTTGCCATCTTTGTTTGGTCCTATCACCATGAATTGTTTACTCCTGGCAATCGGCACAGCAGCATAGTTTCCACAGTTAGAATAGAAACCCTGAGATTGTTGCTTAGAATCAAGAATATAGAAGTTTGGAGGATACTTCAAGAGTAGGCAGCAGGATACAGTTCATCAAGAATTTTGTGACACTTCTTGTATGTCTCTATGTCATGAATGTTTTGTTTTTGGTAACTCCTAACAGCAGAGAAAATTAATTGATTCGTTCGCTGGTAGTCTTCCTTGAATCGTGCAAAGTTTCGGCAACCACATTTTGGATAGTCACCATAAACTTCTTTGTACGCATCATTCACATTCTTCATGACAGTTGTTGTTCTTTTGGTAAAGTTTTCGGACTTTTTTGAGTGCTTTGAGCTCATACTTAATGTTAGCATAAGCAGTTTCAGCATCTAGTTTTTTTGCCATTTCCATGGCACAAATCATACTAACACGGGTTCCAAATAATTGGATTGCTTTATCGTAGCAGTCTTGTTCTTCGTACATTTTACGCTGTAGATTTACGACCGTGAGTTGGGCATCTTGGGTTGATTAAATCAGTACAGTTACATACAGATTTAATTATACCACTATCAAAATGAATTTGCAACCTAGGGAATGGTGAATATTTACAATCCCATAGTGATGGATACACAGTGATGGTATTAAACAAATTCACAGCTCTAACTCTACCATGATTTCCGTTGGGAGTGTGTTTCAATAGTGGAAGTTTAGATTCTGTATTTGCCTCCCAATCTTGTGTTCCACTATAATCAATCTCAAATAGTTGTCCTATAGGTGAAATCCAATAGTGAGCACAACAATTATAGAGATCTTTAGTTTGCAACTCTCGTTGAAAACCAGGACCAAGATCATATGAAGATTTAATGGTATCAAATAAACCCATAGTTATTCTTGCACCTCCACAAAGGTTATTTTATTCATGTTTTTAGAAATTGTCAATACTGTGTTAAGAATTGTTGACATAGTTGTGCTTCTTTACTGAACGATTCTTGCTCCCATGGTTCATCCTCATAGGTAGTATCGGGGTCGATAAGCTTACCGTGCCAGTAGTTTTTACCACGACGTTCTTTACGATCACTGACTAACCATTGCTTGACATGTAACATCTCGTGCATCAATGTGCTGATGTAATCTTCTCTCTCAAGACCAGAGTGTAGTTCAATGAGAAACTCACGAGGACGATATGTGCTGTCCATAACAGTGCAAGCACCATTTAGACCTTCTCTCATAAGACCACGCACTACAATATCTACATCAAATTTATACCGATTAAGTTTGTGCCTGTTGACAAACCACTCAACAGCAGATCTTGTGATCCGCTTGTATCCAGAATAGTCTGTAATCGAAAGGGAATAAGACATAACCAATGGAGAAACCAGACACCAGAAATAACAAACAAGAGTTTCATGCGGTTAGGTCGTGTCGTTCATACACACACTATAAGACCCCCACAAGCGTCTGCAAGGGGGGTATAGGACACTTTATAGAGTGTCACATGGTTTAGTCAACAAAAGCGACCCAGTGCCATCCAACAATAGCATCTTTTGCTGCTGATAATCCGATGCCACCATAACCTTGTGTTCCTATTTTAGAGAATTCACTAACACCAACATCTGAAGAATGGTCATAATTTGTGGCACAATATGATGCGTTATTTCTTTTACCATCGAGAGAATATGCTGTGATTTCTGGAGTGCCTGCCATTGGCACAGTATATCTCACACTTGTCGGCCGATTAGAAACTGTATCTGAAGCAGTGTGTCTATGATAAGTGGCACCAAGAGATGTAACTTGACCAGGAACTTTCTCATTTCCTGGAGCATAATCGTATGAAGTTTGAAGATAACGCTGACACACACGCAAATCTTCTTCAAATCTCATGTATTCAAACTCTGATGGATATTTTTGACCAGGATGTGCGACTTCCCACTGAACACCAGTCAGTTCAAACCAGTTCGATGCGCTACTCATCAGACCAAAAGTTGCTCCACGCTTTGTTGCATCCGTCACCGCCCAAGTTGCATCTGGAGTTCCACTAGAGTAATCAGATCCATTATCTAACCAATAGGAAATAACAAAATCTGTTCCAGTATTAGAATCTTCATGATATGCAGCTCCAGCATCAGTGTCTGCTGGAATAATGTGGTGCTTAAACTCCCAAGTATTTGCAGAGTTAATCGTTACTTCTTTAACAAAACTTCTACTAGCATTTACGCTTCTAATTTCTACTGTAAACGTCCCAGTCTTATTTGAACGACACCAGAAACTGAAAATAGATTCTTTTGCATTTGCATAACCATATCTAAGTGGTTCAATATCATCTCTACTATTAAATCTCTGTTGAAAGAGAAAATATTCACTATCAGCAGGAGTCTCAGCACCATTACAATCAATATGTACAGCATATTGATGACCAGTATCTGTACCAAAACCTGCACTTCTTGACATACCAACAGCATTATCCATGATGCTGGATAGATTCCACCTATCAACACACATAGAACCGTTATTTGCCGTTCTAGTGGTAATAGGAAGCGTAGCAGATGTTGATAGTCCTAACTGAGCAATTCTCATGGCTCCATTATCAATTAGGTTCCTACGGTAGGAAGTCGTAACAGCAGGATAATACTGATAAAGAGTATGAACACCAACGTTACCAGTTACTGATAGTGTATGATCAGGATTTGTGGATGCGATGCCAACAGAACCACCACCATCAAAACTAATAGCAGTTCCATAACCTACCAAGTATGGAGTATTACTATCAGCACCATCATGTGAGTTTCCAAATGATACTTGACCAGTAGCATTAACATGCATCATGGTGCTACCATCAACTCTCAGTTTGATGGCACTATTCTCATATTCTCCTGTCTCGTCTGACTCAATTTTGAGTGTGCTACTGTCTAATGATATTTGACCCGCATTACTACCACCTGCCTCTTTTCTCATCAAGATGGTGGTATCTGTAGCACCATCACCTCTTGATACTGTTAATGTGTGAGTGGTATTACCAATTCCACTAACATTAATTGTACCGATGGCAACTGCTCGATTGGTTGCATCAACCGTTAGGGTCGCACCTTGAGTACCAATCCCTGAAGCGTAATCAGCAAGAATCCTAGCCTGTGTCATCGTTTTTTACCTTTATTTATTAAGCAGCAGCGACGTTTACAGCGCCAGCGTTAGTAACAGTGATTTTGTATAATGTACCATTAGGTGCTGCAAGAATGAGTCCAGCACCACTTTCAGACGTAAGTCTCATGTCACCAGTGCCACCCTCAAATGTGGCGACAGTGTTCACAGTAGTGCTATTCTTTCTTGCTTGAATAACAACAGATGCTTTTTTGTTAGTTGCATCAGTGTCAACAATTGTAGTAGCAACACGAGCATATTCTGTCTTAGTTCCAGCAGCATCAAAAGAATCAAATCTCAGAACTCCAATGGTTTGACCATTCTGAATTGCTGGATCATTAGTGAATAATGATAGGTCTGGAGCACCAATACCAGATGATGATGTAGATTCAATCGTTACAACTTGATCATTTGATGTACCACCAAAAACGTGAAGTGCTGTTGTTGGAGTATCGGTTCCAATACCGACAGCACCACCTGATTTTATACGAAGTCTTTCTGATCCTCCAGTTCTAATTTGAAGATCTTCTTCATCAGCTGCTCCTATACTTGGAGAGTTAGATGTATTGGGAACTTTAAATCCAATCCTAGCAGTGGTTGATGTACTCTCAAGTTGTAGCATCACACTTTGTGATGATAAAATACTTAAAGTTTTTGCTGGATTATCAGTTCCTATACCAACCTTATCTTTACAATGTAAATTACTATGAACAGTGGCAACACCAGTGATCTGAGTACCACCCTCAACGTATAATCTATCACCAACATCAGCAGTGGTGCCGATACCTAAAGTACCAGCACCCTCATTGACGTGAATGTCAAAAGAAAACTTAGATAATTCTCTTGCTTTACTAGACATGATTATACTTTTTTAAATATTTAGTTCGGACCTGAGGTAAGCAACCTCAGTTTCCAATACTTTAACCTTACCAGCAAGATCCTGGATTGCTCTCAGCATTGGTGCTGTTAGTTTCTTATAGTGAACAGTAGCAAGTTCTTGTCCACCGTCAGGAGTTGGATCATAGTCACAGAGTTCGACGTTGATTGGTTCAACTTCCTCTGCAATTAGACCATAATCAAGTTCAGTTTCTGCTTCATCGGTCCACTCATCATTTTCATTTTTAATTCTATAATTATATTGAACAGGATTTAGATCATAAATCCATTCAACACCCTCAGATGTCAATCCAACAATATTTTTTTTAGTTTTTCTTGCAGAACTAGAATATCCAAAACGACCGTTAGATCTCACAAATAAGTCTCTTCTGGTTGAGCCCAGAGCTTCAGAATATGATCTAGAATTGATAATAGCACCGTTGCTGTTTAACTGGAAACGAGTGGTGGATCCATTGCAACGCAGAGACATTGTAGATCCAGGAGATTGAATAATCCCAACTCCAGTAATCTGCAAGTCATTATTACCAGAAGAGTCTTGGAACGTTGTGCTAGTGGTTCCAGATTTTAAAATTCCAGAACCATTGATTGTCAAGTCAACGTTACCAGCACTGTCCTCGAATTGAAATGTTCCCCCACCTGATCGCAGAGTTCCAGTGGTTCCAGTCAACCTCATTCTGGTCGTATTATTAGTCTTAAACACAATATGTGATGCTGACTGATCAAGTAAAATTTCATCACCCCCATCATTAGTTGTGAGTGTAAGATCATTTGTTGCCCCAGCAATAGTTCCAAAAGATACACTTCCACTAAATGTTGCAACACCAGCGACAGTCATTCCATGATCAACAACCAAACTTCCACTAGTTCTGACACCATCAGAAGTGGTAGCAAATTTATTAACATTGTTATAATATAAGTTCGTTGATCCATCGTCAGATGAAAAGACGTGATATTTATTACCATATCCCAGAATCAAGTCACCCGTGCTAAGGGTAATGTCAGACCCTGTTATGTCCGTAGGTGGATTGGCAGCAGTATCCATAGTGCTACCAATCAAAACACTTCTGTCTAAGGAGTTGGGAAGTTCTAAGTCATGTCCAATAACAACATTACCATTAGTAGAATTATCTGTTACATTCTCTTGAATTTCAGAACCGATATAAACGTTATCAGTTCCTCCAGTTGTATCACAAGAGATTCTACGACCAATTA